TTCTGTCATGCTAAATCCTTTCGGAAATAGCGCCGGATTTGAGGTCTGGTGCCAGCTAGAACATCGGAAAATGTGGCTCACTTTGATCAAGGAGCATCATGCACAGACTTGCCGCCTTCATCCTCTGCGTCGCCCTTCTGCTGTTGTTTTTACCACTTCCCGCGCTCGCTAGCCGGCGCCCGCACTCGCGGGCTTTTTTTCCTCCGCATCAGTATTGGTGGAGCTTCCTAGCTATCGGAAAGTATCGCCGTGCCACTGCATTCCGCAGACATATGCTTGTCTGCGGATATTCACGGATAGGCAATGATGACGGCAAATTTACTACTCGCGTATTTGATCGGCGTGCCAGTGTGGTTTCTGGTCGTCGTCGGCTGGTGCGCGCTGATGCTTCGCTATGACAATAGATTGGACTTCGCCCTTGCAGATTGCCAGGCGATAATTCTCAAATTTGGCTGCGCCGGTAGCTTCTTGTGGCCATTTGTTGCGCCAGTCTCCGCTTCAATATTGTTCTTGATGTGGTGGTCATTCTATTGTGCTGAGGCCAAAAGTAAAGATGCCGGAATAAGCAAGGAAGTAAGCAATGGTCGCTCCTAACAAGAAGCAAGGTCTCTTTGAGAGGGCCACGCAGACGGCGGCAAGTTGGGAGAAGACCAACGACAAAAGCAAACAAATCCACGAATACGACTATGCCTGGGATGGTGTAACCGTCTCCATGATGCTTGGGACGGGCAAGCGATATGCGCGGTCCCGATTCCAGATTTATGAAAAATGGCATTACATGGCTGGTGACGCCATTATTGCCAGCGCATTGCGCCTGCATGTAACCCAGGCGCTTGGCGGACATGAGACTACCGGCGATGTCGTATTTATCGAGCCTAGCGCCGATACTAATGGTAAGGCCGGTACCAAGATGAACGCCATCGTGGAGGAGTTGCAGCGGTCGCTAGGGCCGATCTTCAATCGCATTGCGGCCCCAGTCGCGTTTAAAGCTGCCGAGTTTGGTGATGCATACGGCCGCGTGTACAGCAAGCCAGGTGTTGGTGTAGTTGATGTGTACACCGATGAGCTGGTATTTCCACCGCTGGTTCAACCGTATGAGCAGGCGAATAGCACGGTTGGTTTTGTCGTCTCTACTGGCGAGAGATTCAATGAACGTCTGACCGTCAAGCAGATGGCGCGGATGAAAATGCCTCGCATGCTGTACACAGCGCAAATGCGCGTGCTAGAGAAGGCCGCACGGATCGCATTGAAAGAGGATGACATTGACCAGTTGCCGATCATGCCGTCTCTGGTGGGTGGCTCCTTCCTGGATTCTGCCGAAGAGCCTTACGACAACATGAGCTTCGCCTTACAAGGTGTTGTCGGTCAGCGTGTAATGTCATCCATTGATGAAAATCTGCTTGGCGTCAACATGGACGGCATGACGGAAGATCAGCGCAAAAAGACCATGAGCGGCATCAAAAACATGCTGACCAGTTCCAAGAAGCGGACTGAGGAGGCGGTGAAGGCCGGCAAGCCAGTGCTGGAGAGATTCTGGCACGTCATGCCCACCAACGCCGAAAAGCAGGTAACCAGTGTCAGCAGCTTGCGCGGAGGCGAGGGCGGCAATGGTAACTATTCAACTGAAGATATTTTCCTGCACGCACGGATGTTGGCCGGCGCGCTGGGAATCGATCTGACGATGCTTGGCTTTGCGGATCAGTTGTCTGGTGGTTTGGGGGACGGGGGCTTCTTTCGTGTCTCAGCGCAAGCGGCGGAACGTAGCCGCATCATTCGAGGGGCGCTGACGGATTTCTTTCACTGGATCGTGGATATTCACACGCTAAACAAGTACGGATATGTGTTTGATCCAGGCAGTAGGCCGTATAAGGTCAACTTCTATGGATCTATCAGTGCGCTCGAATCTGAACAGCAACACACCAGAGAAACGGCCAATAACGCAGCCTTGGCTACGCTTGGCGTGCTTGAGCAGCTGAAGAACTTAGGTATGAAAAAGAAAATGAATCAACATTTTCTGGCGAACTCTATGGCTCTTGATAACGATACGGCAGACCTCTATGCAGATGGAATTGAGCAAGCAAGATCTTCTGCATCAGGTTCAGATGATGACCAGAACGGCGGTTGGGGAAATAAGGCGTTGATGGACCATGAAAATGATGAGGAATAAATAAGATGGGAAGCTCTACAGGCGTCATTACCTACAACGTGAATGATCGCGGCCGTCGTTTCCGTGGCGTTGACCGTAACTTGGATAACCCCGCTCTGGCACGCTTGATCAATGGCGGAGAAATACAAGAGCGTGTGAAAAAGGGGGACATGATCGGCTATTACGGCCACTGGCCACGCGTCAAATTCGGCATGAATCCAACTGAGGGTGGCATCGTGGATGGCAAACAAGTAGCACTTGAGCCGGCTATCCGCACCACGCTGCTGCGCGCTAAGGCTGACGGTACGATAGAGCACGAATCAGAATTTCTTGATACGCCCTCTGGAAAGCTCGCAGAGCGCCTATTTAAATCGAAAGCCGGCGGCTTCAGCTCCGCTATCGACTCCAAGCGTTGCGGAGATATTTCGATGCCGTTCGCCTTCTATGGCTTCGATTACGTCCTGGAGCCAAACTACTCGACCAATCGCGGCTATGAGGTGGCTCTAGACAGCGTAAATGGCGAGCGGAATTTTGCGCTGTTGGACAGCGCTGAGTGTATGCAAATGTTTGATGCAGTGAATCAAATGTATGACCGTCTGCAAGGTGAGTACGAGCAACAGGCCGTGGTGCTACATCAATTGCACGAGGAGAATGAAGAAATGCTTTCGATGCTTGCCAGTGGTTGTGGAAAACGAGAAAGATCGTTTGACTCGATAGCTCCTGCCGCCATTCATTTGGGCGATGCGGGTCGCCTTGCTGGCGCGGACCGCTTTCTGTCTTTATCCCTGGTGGAGACCGACGCCGAACCAGAATCGGAAGAGCGCAAGGCCGATTCGGCTGGACGAGGCTTAATTTCTCGCATGTTCAACGTTGGCCGAAAGTAAACCATGGCTACTCTCAAGTCAGATGAACATGGTTTTCTCACTGGCACGCCGATTTCAATTGGTACAAGCGAGTTCGCAAGGTCAATAGCATTGTGGCAGGATATCCGCAATGATACAGCCGCAATACGCCAGGCAATTTCGCGTCAGGCCGCTATTGTAAAGACGCATCAGACGGGGCAGCAGGCATCAAATTCTGCCGTGTTCAAGGCAAAGCGTAGCGGCCCAGCAGTTCTTCCGCAAAGGAATGACCGTGGGCAGTTCGTTAAGGCAGCATCCCCATCCAGCAGTAATAAACGCGAAATGCAGGCGATGGCAAATATCGCCGTTGCGGCGGTGAATGCTGCGACCCCTTCGCGCAAAAAAAGAGATGTTTCTGCGCAACTGCGCGGGCCGGGCGGTCGCTTTCTTACTTCTTCCGAGAAAGAGGCCATCGCCAATGGCTCGTTAAGTCCTTCCGATCTTGGAAGTTCGGGCGTGTCGCGAGGTAAGTTTGGAAAAGATGATGATGGTCGAGCTAAATCGTACTACAACAACACCAAGGATGTGACTAAGGGTGTCGTCGGGGTGGCTGGGCATCTAACCGAGGGACTCGATCCTACTGTGGCTGCATCTAGAGAAGTGATTGGCTTGGTTGCTCCAGTGTTTGGCTTGGGAGAGAAACTGGTCGGATTGGAAAAGGGAAATGTACCGTGGTATCGCAGAATTTGGGGTGAGCTGCGTGATATCAATAAGCGCGAGGAATCCAGGGGCGGCAGAGGTGGTGCTGGCATTCTCACAATGTTAGCGTCCTTTGCGGCATCGTTACTTGGGCTGCCAGGGAAGCTTGCGGGAGCAGTTCTCGGCCTCATCCCAAAGTTGTTTGGCTTTGGCGGGAAAGGTGGTGGCATTGGAGGAGGTGGTGGGCGTTTCGACGGATGGAAAAGCATGTCGAAAATGGGGCGCATGGGTAAGGTCTTGAAATTCGGAGGTCCACTGGCGGCATTACTGGCCGGCGGTGAAATTTATCAGACAGAAAACGATGAATCGCTGACACGTGAGCAGAAGACAAAAAAGAACTTTGGCTCTGTTGGCGGTGCAGTGGGTGGCGTTGTTGGTGGCGCACTTGGCACGTTACTTGACCCACTCATTGGACCCCTGGGAACCATGGGCGGTGCGGCCCTTGGTAACTGGGTTGGAGAGGCTGTAGGTAAGAAACTTGCAGACGTTGACTGGAAGGGTATTGGAGACCAAATTGTCAAAGCTTGGACTGATGTCACAGATCTGATTTCAAAAGGATGGGATGCACTGAAAAATGCCGCTGCACCCTATGTCGATAAGGCAAAGGATATAGCTGAGAACGTTATAGGAAAAGCAAAGGATGTCGTAAATACTGTCACGGCAGCGTCATCTCCAACAATCAAAGTGGCGAAAGATACCTTCGAAGTTGCAACTGATGCTGCAAAGAAAGCTGCCGACGTTGTAAGTAAGGCGAGCAAGGAGACTTATCAAGATGCGAAGGAAGTCGTATCGAAAGCCTACCAAAGCACCAAAGATTGGGTTCTGGGACAGACTTCGAAGAAATTCGAATCAGGTGGTCGTGGTGCTGGAACGATATCTACTGGCAAGGGTGATCATGGCGGCATGTCCTATGGTACCTACCAGCTTTCTTCAAAAATGGGGACTGTGCAGGATTTTCTGAAATCTTCAAAATATGGCAAGGAATTCGAGGGGCTAACTCCTGGCAGCGCAGACTTCAATGCGAAGTGGAAGCAAATAGCAGCACAAGATCCTGAATTCGGCGCAGCTCAGCACGATTTCATCAAGTCTTCGCATTTCGATCCGCAAATGGCCAAGCTTAAAAAAGCTGGCATCGATCTATCTGATCGTGGCGCAGCGGTGCAGGATGCCATTTGGTCTACTTCTGTTCAATTTGGAGGTAGATCAAGTGTCATTCAGCAAGCACTGAGTGGAAAAAACATCGCCAATATGTCTGATTCAGACATTGTTGCGGCAATTCAAGACTATAAAACTGCAAATAACGAAAAGCTTTTTAAGAAATCGTCATCAGATGTGCGAGAGAGCACTCGCGCCCGTGCAACGAATGAAAAGAATGATTTAGTGTCATTGGCAGGCGCTTATGGATCAGCACTACCAAATTTGGCAAGTGCGGCATCTCCGCAGCCACCACAGATTCCATCTAGCAATACTACACCGGTCGCTGCTGGGATAACGATTGCACAACCACCATCAGTCGCGTCGCCGCTTGCGTCTAGCGGTGGAGATGGGCGTTCTGTGACAGTTGTGCCTGCGCCAGCAGAGGCTGGACAGAATATGCATGATCGAGCAATCGCTCAGATAGCCACTGGTGGTATGGGTAACTACATGGGAGGACGAGCATGAGTGCAACGGATAATGTCATCACTGCAAACGATTTGATGGGCATGGTTACGCACAATCTGAACACCCCGCCTAATGGATATTTAGGATCGGATTACGGGGTTGATATTAAGCAGCTTTTACAAAACCCGTCGAGCGCAGTGATAAACAGTGATGCGGTGATCGACAAAATTGTATCTGACGTACCGATCCTAAGTGCACTTCCAGATGGCTCCGTCTCTCTGTACATGCAAACTAAGGCGGGAACTATTGACCAGCAAACTTTGGTAATTTCAGTTGCTGGATCAAATATGGCAATAGGCAATATTGGCAACACTACGAGCTAACCGATGCTACTCAAATCTGATTTTCAGGCGGCTATCGCCAATTCAATTACCAATTACCCTACGGCGGCGCAGTTTTATCAAGCGCAAGATCCGCGCTTACTGTCTCAGCTCGATGCGATTGCAACAATGTTCGCGATGCTTTCGGCTGAGATTGATACAGCCGCAATGGAGCCATTTACTAAGTCCCGTGATATCACTGTACTAGCTGATGCTTCTATCAAGGGAGTGATTCCATGGGGGTACTCATCGCGGGCTCAGGTGTCGGTAGTCAATGCAGATACTGTCAATGCATTGCCTATCTTGACCGGTCGAACCATTTATGACGCAGTGGGGAATCCCTACATAGTTGATACCGGTGCGACCATTGCAGCGGGCGGAACTGGCGTGATCAACGTGACGCAGTATTCGGTGGTTAGCTTTACGAATACGTGCTCTGCATCCGTTCCGTTTTATCAGATAGCTATTCCAGCAATGCCGGCGGGACAATACCTCGCCGGAATATCAATGGTGGACGCGAACGGAAACACATACGCATACGCGCCGGATTTTGTGAATGTGGCAGTCGGTGCCTACAGTTACCATATTGAAGGTGATGAGACCGGCGCGTTGAATATCACCCTCGGCGTTTCTGGTGTCGCTGGTTACCAGCCTGTTGCTGGCGACGTGTTCACGGTAACGTACCAGAGCACAATGGGAGGGCCGCTGGCCCTGACTGTAGGATCGCCGTTTGCCTTGCAATACACTTACACATCGACAGAGCGAAGCGCGACGTTTTCTTTGTCATCGATCTTGACAGCTGGCTCAGCGCCAATGGATACCGCCACGCTTCGGTCTGTGTGCAGTTTTCCATCGATCTATGATACAAACGCTGTTTATCTAGGAAATTTCGATTTCCTACTGAGGAGAAATCTTGGTGCATTTCAGTTCTTGAGCGTCTGGAATGAGGCAGTGGAAGAGTCGGTTCGTGGCGCTAGTGTGAATAACATAAATTGTTTGTTCATCGCAGCCCAACAATCAGGTGTAACTACGGCAACGCTGCAAAGTCAGATTTCTGCATTGATCGCAGCAGCAGATGACTCATATACGCCGATATTTAAAGCTGTCACCCCTGTTTTTATTCCACTAACAGTCGCCGCGCAAGTATCTTCCAGTTACGACTTTTCGGCTGTTGAAAGTGAAATCAGTCAGTTAATCACAAAGAATTACGGGCCAACCTCAGCTTTCGCTCAGCGCGGACAGAGCATGCCTTTGTATAAAGATGTGTGGAATCTTCTTTACAACAATGTGCCTGCATTGCAGGCAACCTATGCAGACTTTCAGGTCACCATTGCAAGCCCTACTGCAACCCTGCTGCCGGAGCAGTGGCGGTATGTTGACTTGACCAGCTTGACCATTACGGTTACCCAGGCCACCTTCCAGAATGGAGGGTGGGCACAATGACGACGAGTGGATTGGTTCCGCTTCAGAACAGCTGGGCGAATAATTCGCTTGAGTCTGACCTGAAGCAACTTACGGTTGATTTGTACACTAACAACCTGAAGGCATCTGCGGATGCAATTAACGTCTATGGCGCGCCGTATCTTGGCACGGCCGACTTGGTGAAAAAGTTCATTCAGCAAGATGGTTTGACGATCATCAACACAGACAACGATACCGATCAGATGTATGTGTTCAAGGCGTGGCGATATCGCAACCCACGGCGTGGGCTGCACTTTGCACGACTGTATTTGCAAACGCTATACCCAAATAACTTCACAATTGATCAGCTGTGGCAGAAGACCTCTGCCCCATACCCAACAAGCCTAGCCACGACCAATGACATGGCTGACTATGGCTACAATCCGGCAAGTTATTGGCGAACAAGTCGTGTTCGGGTCGATCTGACGACGACGGCGAATGTGCCTGTGCAGATTCTCACATCGCTTCGCACTACTTTGGCCGCACGATTCGTTCTAGAATTGCGCGTCAAGGCAAGTATGGCCACAGAGACTGGAACAGCGACTGTGATGACGGCATGCCAAATTGTCCGCACAGTGAGTAACGCTGCTCCCGGCGTTCCAATGGGAAGTGAGTCGATAAGAATGTCTCCTCTGTATATGGGGGCGGCAAACGTTGCATATCTCGCCGGGCAGCGCTAACGCATTTCGGAAAGTACCAAAAAGAGAGGGGTGTTTCGCTCCATAGAATCGGTGTCATCAGCTAACCCGGCCTTATGGCACGCGAATGACGACACCGATTATTTTTAACCCGACGATTACCACGGCGGGGCAGGCCGCAGCGGTCAGTGCTGCAAACAATGGCTTGCAGCTGTCAATTACCGCCATCTCTTTTGGTACGGGTAACTACGCACCTACTAACCTTGCGCAATCAGCGCTGGTCAATCAAGTTGCATCCATTACGATTGGTGCTGGCGCATTGGTCAATCCAAATCAAATTCGGATGTCCGCAGTATGGTCTGACAACACTTCAAACTGCGCAATTTATGAAGTTGCGTTCTGGGCAGGAACAACGCTTTTCGCGGTTTGGTCTGCCGGCGGCGGTACCAATAGCCCGCTGGGCTACAAGACGCCTGGTGTTAATTTCGTTTTATTCAATGATCTTTACTTCAGTCAGTTGCCTGCTGGCTCCGTCACTGTTCAAGTTGATGGTGGTCAGTCTGCATTTTTGACGGCGCTGACAGGACATGAAGTCGCAAGCAATGCGCATCCGCAATATCAGCTAATCGCTGACATGATTGATGCGGAGAAGAATGTTTGGTGCGGGCTTGCTGGCGGAACTGCTAATAATCTGATTTTGGCGCTTCCAGCAACTCAGACGGCTGTGACTCAATACGGAGGTGGGCAGCGATTCGTATTCAAAGCAGCTTTTACCAATACTAGCGGTACTGTGACCGCGCAGGTATTGCTTCCAAGTGGAACCCTTTTAGCAGCTCAAGCTGTTACTAAAACAGGTACCACATTACTGAATCCTGGTGACATCACTCAGTACGCTCTTTACGAGCTTTTCTACGATGGAATCAATGGCGCAGCCTTCCAGATTTCTGGCGGGGCCGGAGGAAGTGCAGCCCGAACTGTAACTGAGTATACGATTAGTGCAGCTCAGGCCGCAACGAATAAGACTGCCATATTATCGTTGCCAGCATCGTATACGCAGGGATTGGTTGATGTCTTCTCTCAGGGGCGAGATCTCTCATACGCCGATTACACCGCAGCGGATGGTGCGACTGTTCAATTTCCGATTGGCACCTTTAATGGCGGCGAGTCAATTCGTATCGTGTCGTGGTCAGCCTTTAACGTAGCTAATGCGACTAGCTTTCGCACAGTGGCTGAAGCGACCTTGACTGCTGGTCAGGCATCAATCCCTTGGAACTATACGCCCGGCATGATTGATGTTCGAATCAATGGCAGCGACTTGTCTTTGACGGACTATACGGCAACTGACGGCGCGACGATTTATTTCACCAATCCGACTCTCATCAATGCAAGTGATCTGTTGCAAGTTGCGAGTTACAAGCCATATGCAGTGGCCAATGCGTTACCTTTCACTGGAGGAACACTGCTCGGTCCATTGATCTTGGCAGCAGATCCGACCGTTGCTCTTGGTGCTGCAACAAAAGAATACGTTGATGCGGTTGCAATGCCTCCTGGAACAATATTGGAATCTGCCGCAATAGCAGCACCGGCTGGATATTTGGCATGCCCAACAGCACAGACGAATATTTCGCGTGCAACGTACCCAAACCTTTTCGCTGCATTGACTATTCAGACGGTTGGGACATACGCGAGTGGGGCCACGTCGATCTCAGCTGTCGGTTCGACTGTCAATATGGCAGTTGGGTATCCGATTAGCGGCCCGGGAATTCCTGCGGGAGCGACGATCACAGCTATCGGCAGTGGAACGTTGACGATTTCTCTGGCAACGACCGCTGTTGGCACTGGAGCTGCAATCGTTGTTGCGCCCTGGGGTGTTGGAGATGGAAGTACAACATTCGGCATGCCATGGTTCCCAGCGAACTATGCTAGTTTGCAATCCAGTGCAAATTTGGGCTCACAGTCTGTCGGTTCAGTCATCTCTCATCAACATCAACTTGGTGGTCAAACGATTTATACGGGTGGCGGTTCGAGTTTCGCAATTTCGACCGGCACTGGATACCAGACATCGCTTACCGGAGGGAGTGCCAACTTGGCAGCCGGTGTGTTCGTCAACCGATTCGTAAAGTACTAATTCTATTTAGCTAATGACAACGGAGTTAGTAGAAATCGTTGTTGTCCATGCTTTGATTGATTTTAATTTGAAGATTTTAAATGACTCAGACACTACAACTTGCGCAAATGGATGCCGCTGATTTGGTTCAATCGGCCTTCCGTAATAAGTTGATCAACGGTGATATGAAAATTGATCAGCGCCTTTCAGGCGCGGCAATCACGCTAGCTTCTTCCGGCTATACCATCGATATGTGGAAGCTGAACATGACGCAGGCTAGCAAGCTTACTGCTCAGCAAAATGCCGGGAGTGTAGCGCCGCCAAATGGTTTTCAGTCATATTTTGGGATAACGACCGCAGCGGCCTATGCCGTTACTGCATCTGATCAATTTACGTTGGCACATCCTATTGAGGCGAATAACATTGCTGGGTGGGCGTGGGGAACCGCGAAAGCGCAGGGTGTATCGCTTCAATTTCAGATTTATTCCTCCCTGACTGGAACGTTTTCTGGTGCCATTACGAATATGGCTGGTACAAGAAGCTACCCGTTTACTTTCATTGTTCCGACTGCGAACACATGGACAACCATAAATATCAGCAATATTCCTGGTGATATCGGTGGAGCATGGGTATTGAGCGGAGCTGCTGGCGGCCTACAACTTCAACTTAATCTTGGTGCTGGCGCGAATTTCCAGGGGGTTGCTGGTGCTTGGTCTACGGGAAATTTCACTAGCGTTGCAGGTTCAGTAAATATCGTTGGTACTGCTGGCGCTACGTTATATGTAACAGGCGTTCAGCTTGAGAATGGGGGGGCTTGTTCCCCATATGAGCTTTTACCTATTGGCTTGGAATTGGTGCTTTGCCAGCGACATTTTGAGCCAAACGTCCGAGCTTTATTCTGTGGCAATACATCTGCGAGCACTTCTTATGCTGCGTTGGCAACGTTCAAGGTACCAAAGAGGATTGCTCCAACTCCTGGCTCATTAACCGTATCGGCAGTAGGTAACTCTGCATCTTGGAGCGCTGCGTCTTCGATTTTTGTTGATACGTCGAATCTCATGGTTTCATCAACCGCAGGGGCGGCAGTAAGTGGTGGTGGATATTACGTAACGACTTCAGTTGACGCCGGAATTTAAGGTAAGAATATGACAAAAGCAGCGCAGCGTGCGAGTGGAATGGTGCCAATGGTTCCTGGCATTGCGACGGGTTTAAAGAATGTGGCAGCATCGCCAATTTCTCTGACAGGAACCACTTCTTCAACTACGGCAATTACGGCGGCAAGTGTAACCGCTGGATACGTTGCAAATGGCGCGTACATCACCGGTTCTGGCATTCCTGCTGGAACGTATTTGAGTGGTGTCGCGGGGGCCGCGCTGACCTTATCAGCGGCGGCCACAGCGTCTGCATCTGGCGTGGCTTTGACGATCTTCCCTCTGAATACCCGTATTACAACTGCCAATACTTTGGTTGTTGCAGATGCGTATGGAAATGCAAATCTACTTCAAAATGTGAATGCCTCGGCAAGCATCAATAATTCTGGTGCGGGCGGGTTAGATACGGGGGTGGTCGCGGCTTCTACGTGGTACTACGAATACATCATTTGGGGCATTGCGCTTGGGGTTAGTAAGGTATTTTCTCTCTCTGCTGTTGCTCCAAATTTACCAGCAGGGTACACGATGTATGCATGGGTCGGCGCTGCGCGTACTGATGCAAACAAAATTTTACTGTACACATTAAAAACTGGTCGAAAGAATCAGTATATCTGTATGGTTGGATCAAATGTGGCGGCACTTCCACTGATGTCGTCCGGAGCAGTCGGTGCCCCAGATACCCCTACATACTTAGCAGTTTCAGTGAGTTCATTTGTTCCTCCAACTGCAACTGAAATTGACTTAGTAATGAAGACGGGAAATACAAGCGCACATGCAATTTGCGCGCCAAATAATTCATATGGAAATGCTACCTCAGTAGCAAATACGCCGCCCATGGCTGTCTGCATATCTTCATATGGGTTAGCGCCAATCACAATGCGTAATTCAATGATTTTGGAAAGCGCAAATATATATTATGCCAATTCAGATTCAAGTAATGGCGTGCTCGTATGTGCGGGATGGACAGATAATTTATAAGGGCTGATATGGGATATGCAATCAACACAACTGCGCCAAGCTTGCGCGCAGTTGATTCTGCGGATGATCTTTTAGCAGGAGAGGTGTATCAAGATCAAATTCCAACACCTTGGCCGCCACTACCTGATTTAACTACCGCAATTGCCGCACAAATAGCTGAAATTGATGCTGATTGCCAAGCTACGATTTACGCGGGATTTACATCGTCTGCACTAGGGGAGGCGTATTCATATCCTGCAAAAACAAAAGATCAGCAGAACCTTACGGCTTCAGTGCTTGATTCAGTGATGCCTGGAATCTCTGCAACTTGGACTACTCCCTTTTGGTGCGAGAGTGCGGCTGGTGAATGGGCCTACGTTCTACATACGGCCGCTCAAATTCAACAGGTTGGGCAAGATGGGAAGGTATCTATCCTTGCTTGCATGGCGAAGAAGCAGGCACTGGAGGCGAGTATCAACGCATTGGCCACCCAGGATGGCGCTACTGCTGCTGATGCGCAGGCAATTGTTTGGGTTTATCCATGAACGCGCTGAAGCGTTACTTGATCAATATATTGATCCTGTTGGATTTAGCGACCAATTCGATTGTACTTTTTGGAAGCCCGGAAGAAACAATCAGCAGTAGGTCCGCGAAGGCGCGCAATGCAGGAAAACGTTGGGGTTGTGTGCTGTGTCGTTTTCTCGATTGGTGCCAGCCAAACCATTGTAATTTGGCCCTCATGCCGGCGTCTGCCGGAGATGACGCAATAATTCCAGATGATAAGGTTTCGCAATGAGTAAAGACGGCATGCTGATGCCGGTAAAGATGGCGCTCTCTAAATACATGACCAATTGGTATTCTGGACTGTATGCCAGCACGCCTTCTCTCGATGAGTTCGTGGCGAGAGGCATTAGTCGTTCGATTATGTACGTGCCAGGACGAATGCTTGACGATGCGGAAAAAATGCTGGAGTTATACCGCAAGGCAAGTATGGGACTGACCGGTGCAAATTCGCTTTTTCCAATCGTTTTGATCGCTATGGCTAAAGAGTGGGTGCCTGTAGCGGAAGCGTTCGGCCACCAGGTCGGAGACCGTCAAATGGTAGCGCTAGTGGATGATCCCAATGCCAGCGTGTATGGGTATCGTCAGTCGATGGGCGAAGTCCGAACTCAGGCAGCCATCTTTGCATCGGATGAGCCGACAGCTAAGGCATTGGCTGCGCAGTTGTCGCTGTTTATCGGGGCCATCGGCAATCGACGCTTTACTGCTAATTTCACGTGGGGTCAGTATCAGCTTCCGATGCCGGTTATGGTCGATAGTCCTCAAGTATCGTGGCTTTCGGTGGCGACGGGTGAGCCAAATCTTACTGTGCTGGCTGGTGATATCCAGCTGAATGCAACCTTTCCGTTTCTCGATGCGCCAGCTCCAGGAGAGGCCAACGACGGAACAACGAATGTGCCTCCTGGCTATCCAGTGATTGGTGGTATTAATATTTCCGGTGTCGTCGCGCCGATCAACCCAGTGGTGCCATTGCAGTGAACGTATTTCTCGCAGCCAATCAGCAGCAGATGCTGCGCGGCGACCTAATTATAAGGCTGGTGCAGCGCTCTGATCTTGCGCCGGTTCCTCGCACCGTGGAATTGTCGGTGCAGATCGCTGATGGACTCGATGCCAAGCTGATCGAGGGCGCAAGCTTTTGGACTGGCCGCGAGAATCTGGAATATCAAATTATCAAAGTGGTGAAACACCAGGCCTCTGCGTTTGTTCAAGGAAGCCGGCAGATGGCGGCGATGACTGCCTACGCCTATCTGGCTAGCTGTGTGCAGATAGGTTACCGCCGTCCGAATGCCGTGATTATGGAGGGGGCTACCTTCGGGCAGGCTTTCCGAGCCTGCGGAGCAACGGCGCAAATTGGCAATGATTTTCCCGTGGCGCGGTTCTCATGCCTCAAGGGACAAATTCCAAGCTTTGAGCTTGCACGCGCGTTGCAGGAGGAGTGCGGTTGTCTTGTCGTGAAAAATGGTCAGTTGATGATTACGCGGCTGACAGAGCTATTTAATCAAACGCCAGTGGCAGCAATGGCAGACACTGATACCGGCCAAAACAGTGAATTTATGGAGCGGCATGAGATTCCGTCTTTCTACACCATCAGTGACGCCGGACAGTTTGTTGGCGGGAATCTCAATGACGTGCGTGCGGTGTCGTTTGTTCCATGGCAGGATCAGCGCACGCTTTGGAATCTCTCCAGAGTTCTTGTGCAAAGGAAGAAAATACCTTCCTCTTTAGCTTCGGATCTTTCTGCCGGCGATTTAATCACAGTTGGCAGCATCAATCACGCCATCATTACGGTCGTCAATGACTTTCGACAAGATGGCGGTAAAACCATGTCGGATTCGACTATTTACGCTGGAGTGCTTAGTACATGAGTCCGTGCCCAGCATTTATTGCTTCGTATGATGATCAGCGGCGCACAGTACGTGTGAGTATTCCTGGGCTGACCGATGGCGCGGCCTTGCTGCCCGAGGCACAAATTTGTTACTCCATTGGGGACGACTACAATTTCACCGAAATCCAGATTAATGAAGGCATTCCTGTTTGGGTTGATTTCATTGGTGGCGACCCACGGTACCCACTTGTAACAGGGTGGCGCGCACCACAATCCGGAAACGCCAACGGATGGCGTAAATGGCAGCATGCGAATATTGCAGCTATTGCAGCGCAGGTATTGGAGCTTGTCGCCGGATCGGAAATGACACTGACGGTTGGGGGAACTGTGGTTACTCTGGTTGATGGAAAAGCTACGATACAGGCAACGGATACCGAGATTACTGGAAATGTAGTGGTTGATGGAACGCTCACATCCAAGGGGGCCTTCACCTTTGAATCGGGAATGGAGGGATCTGGAGGTGAGGGAGGCGGCGCGGCAATGACCATTAAAGGTAATACGGCGTTTGAAGGCTCAGTAACGGCCAACGGCAAGAATATTGATGATTCACATCGGCACACATCAGAAGCGCCGGGGACTCCGACATCGGATGTGATTTAAGGACTTAACATGACACAAGAGCTAGCTTTTAATTCGCTGGATAACGGTACTGCTGAGAAGTATTTGAAGCAAAAATTCGCTCAGCACGGCGAAGACGAAATTGAGGCAGATGCAACCGGCGGCGCTAGGCGCACTTCGGGCGTTAGCTATCGCCCAATTAAATGCACATTTGCAGATGGCCAGGTTGTCGAACTGCTCGTTACAACGACCGGTGACATATTCGCGGTCAAGCTGAACGGGAAATCGCTTCCAGTTCGAGCTCAGGAAAGTGAAGATGAAGCGATTGCTGAAATCGTCAAGGCAATGGATAGCGGCCGTCAGCGCTTTCAACAGCAATTGACTCGTCAGAAAGTGCAATTGCCAGCATCCATTCGTACCCCAGTTCCAAAAATGGAAATCTTGTTGCAGCAGAAGCATGCTGAGCTAGATAAGCAGATCACTGAAGTGAAGATGAAACGTGACGAGCTTAAGAGTGAGCTTGATACTCTTCCATTGCTTGATGATGCTTATCAAGCCGACCCAAATTTCTTTACCCCTGATCAAGGCGACCACGTTGAAAGTAAGGTATTGGTTGAGCGTGATAATGAGGTGGCAGATGCCGATCAGCAGCAGCGCAATGACGGCGGTAGCCCAGTTCCCGCGAATACTGTTGATGAGAAGTCTGAGGACGCACAGGCTCAAGCCGAGAGCGCAGGAAAATACAATGTCATCGCGCGTGAGCCGGTTCAGTCTGAGGCCGACCGCGCAATCGCCGCGAATGAGAAAGAGGCAGATGCATCGCTCAAACCGTTCACTGGTATCAACTATCCACAGGGTGATGACCTTGCAGATAATGACCAATTGCGCGTGAGCTTGTATTACTGACCATGCTAATTCAAGTCAATATTGGTGGATTCGGCGTCAAGAACGCTACTACTCTGGCTCATTACGATGAGAAGACAGGCATCTTATCCATACTGAAAGCGCCGGCATACTCATCTGTTCGTCTGCGGGATGATATTGCCTTGGTCACCAATATGAACCTTCAGGATCGGGACTTATTGCTTACCGGCCAGCAGATAACCACGTCAATCCCTCATTTCTTCGCTCGCAAGGCGCAGGGAATGCTGACGTTTTCTCCTGAGTTGAGCAGGTTTGACCCCGAGAACAAAATTCAAGTGCGTTCTATCGGTGAAGCAGGCCAGAGCTATGAAATATCCCCGGACATTACCAATGAGCAGATGTCGGTATTGGCGGCTGTCCGCTATGCAGACAGTTTTGAAACAAATAATGCCGTGGCCGACATCTGGGATGACATCAATGGATTTTCAGTCTAAGAAAATTTACTGAGTGCAAGAGAAAAGTCGTCGTTTGGAGTTAAAACTTATCCACAGTTTATGTGGAAAGACTTGTGGATAACCTGGCTGTTATTTATCTATGTCACTGATATTTAAGCAATAAGTTTGCTTGATCAAAATCTATTCTCAGTTGCCTACCGGGCTGCATTAGTCCTATCGGAAACCGCAACTAATCACCTCCT